CCAGTCATCTTATCTACCCAGTCTTTATTGGCTGTGCCAAGCATTCTAGATACTAGAGTGCTGCGTGCTGCTGCTCTATCAATATCTACAAGGCTAGGAGCAGAAACAAATTCATTATAGTCAGATGGTAGAGCGCCGAGATCTTCAAACTCATCGCCAAAGCGACCAACTTGGAACTTGACATCGCCTTTACCAGTTAAGCGACGGACAATTAACTGTCCTGGTTCTGTTTTACTGAGGCCACGAATATCAGCAATAGTAGACCAGAGTCCATAGAACATCTCTTTGCGTTCGCCAACATCATCAACAGATGCGAATGTCTGCTGTAGCAACTGGCTGTCGCGCTTGGTCATAACTAGACGAGCAAGGCGATACATCTGCTCTGGAGCATCTTTTGTTGTTACATCAAAGGTATCATCGCGGAAGATTGGAGCAATAGCAAATTTAGCCTTTGCTCTATCAAGACGCTTCATAATCATAGCCATTGAGAAACGTGCTACTTCTTTAGGATTATCGTCAGCGCCCACCTCAGCAACGGTAGTCTTCTTACCGTTAATGATAGTGTTTTTGATTCCGTCTGTAGTTGTAGCATCACCGAAATAGGTAGCCTCTACGTACTTGGAACCCATCTTGTCAATATCAAAAATCTTGTTTGCAGTAGTAGCAATAGCAATGCGACTCTTACGCTTTGCGTCAAGCACTGGCATAACCACACGCTTGCGACCAATACTACCCTTGATCATCTTGAGAGCATTGTCAGCATTCTCAAAGTAAGCCTGTGCGGTAAGTGCATTGGTTACTGGTTGATCTGCTTTGAGGAAATCATCAACTACTGCAGAACCAAACTCAGGTGCTAAACGACGAACCTCAGCATCTGCAATACGCGCTGCTTCCGCATCGCCTGCTTTACGAGCGTTCTTGAGTTCATCAAGTTTAGCGCCATATGTATCCCAGAAAGCCTTGCCATTGGCAGATGCAAAGTAGTCTTGTAGTTTCTGACCGCCCTTGGCAAAGTTGCCATAAAGGACATCTACAGAATACTTAGAAACTTTGTAGGCGTTAGATACCTTACCACCGATAATAAGTGGATCTGCAAATACTCGATAGGCTGCATCAACCACACCAGAAACAAGTTTATATGCAAGACCAGAGCCTTCAATCTGCTTAGGTAGAAGTAGGTTTGCAACTTGACGACCTGGAGAATACTTAGAGGCATTGACTGCATCAAGAGTATCTTGGAACAAATCCTGCTCTGCTTGAGTTCCAGCCTTTTTGTATGCAAGTTGTACATACTTGGCCTCTTCTGGAGTAGCAGAAGCAATAATCTTTTCTGGTTCTTCACCAGCAGCAATACGCATAGCAATGCTAACTGCGGTATTACCAAACTTAGCCTTAGCATCACCAATGCGACCAGGGTTGAAAACCTTATCGCCTTTGTCATTTGCTTCGTCCCACGCATCTGACAAACCCATTCCTTGGGTAAGTCCAATAGCAGCGGTACGATATAGACGTGTAGTAAAGTCTGAAACATTCTGTAAGCCATTCATCAACTTGCTTCCAGCATTCCACGCTGCGCCACCTGTATAGTGCCACGCAGTTCCTAACCATCCTTTTTCAGGCTTAGTTACTGGATCTTCAGTACCAAAGGTTGTAACAAGTGCCTGTTGTTGTGATACAGGCTTGGAGTTGTAAACTTTATTGGCTACATCTGCTGGGAGATTGCTGAGTTGTTTATGAACAGTAACTGCCTTGATAAGGGCATTGACTTCACGCTTCTCTGCTTCAGTTAGACCAGCAGCCATTGATGCGGCTTTGAGGCTATCTGACATTAGTTACCTCGTGCTAAAGCCTCTTGATACAAAATAGCAATTTCGCCAGTATCATCAAAAGGTAGTAGTTTGGCTAATGTGTCTGATGTCTTGATTTGGATAGGACGTGCTCCCATAACTTCAGGTCCAGGTCCAGGTCCCATTGCAATACCTGCAGTGATTGGTTCATCTGGACGTTGGCTTGGAGCAAATAGTGGAGTTACAGGCTCTTGTGATACAGCCTCACGAATCTCTGTATTGGTAGCACCACGAACATCTGGTGTCTTTGCAAGTGGAGCGCCTGCTTTGATAGCGGCGTTCTCTACACCTGAACCGTATTCGGTTGATTCAAACGATAATCCATCTGTTCTCTTGGAGAACTTGCCAGGACCTGATACGCCTGCCATTGGCCCTCTAGCCATTGTTGTCCTCCATCTTCTCTAAATCTGATGTGAATTGTTCCCACACTCTGGAAACCTTTGTTTTTCTATTTGCGTTATACACTGCTAAATCTAAAATCTCTGATGCGAACATCTCTATGGCTCGCACTATATTCATAAATAAACCTGAGAAAACTACTAAGAAATCTGCGAGAGTGATAGAACGCGGTACGTAATCTTGTTCATCGTCCACGTTCTATCCTCTCAAATAACACTAAGCCTTCTTGCCTTTGCGAGCCTTACCAGCGAAACCAAACTTAACTTCTCCGCCTTTTGGCTTTGGAGCGCTTTCGTTTCCTTTGACTGGTTGAGCCATAGAAGCCTTTGCACGACCACCTTTTTTCATATCACACCTCCCTTACCCTGCAATAGATGCGAGTAATGACGCTATATCTGGACGAGAGCCAGCAGCAGGGGCCGCACCCATTTGTTCTGGAGTTGGCTGCGAGGCAGGAACGGGGGCCATACCTGCTGCTGGAACTTCTGCGCCCATCGGCACTTCTGGTTGTGGTTCAGGGGCTGGGAAAACTTCCTGAACAATCGTCTCTAGTTGCTTACCTTTTTGACGACCTTTGATTACTTCGGCGATTCGGGAAACGATTTGAGAAGGATCTTGACCTTGTGCTGCAATCGCTGGAATAGCCTGGGCGTACTGAGCAACAGCAACACGCAAAGAATCGCGCATCTCTTCAATATCCACACGCTGTTCTTCTTGAGTGACATTCAACTCCATTGGGATTTCACGACGTACATAGTCGCGGCTTACAAGTTTATCGCTACGCATCTGTAGCAAAGCAATGATGGCGTTGTTGGGATTCATACCAGACATAATGCCGTAACGAACATCTACGCCGTATTCACCAGCAATCTGCTTGCTTGGTACATACTTCATATTGAACGGTGTACCGTCATCTACGCCTTTGATTTCCTTGGTCATAGAGCCAAAGATTTTCTCGTCTACCTCAAAGCAGAGAGAAACAAGTTCAGTAAATAGACGTGCAAACTGTGCTTGTGCTGCACGTACTTGGGTATCAAAGCCTGCTTGGAGTGCTTGAACTCCACGACCTGTGATGATAGAAGCATCGACGTTACCGCTGCGTACTTCTGGATAACGAGCACCGAGACGGAGTTCACGCTCTAGCACGCCAGATTCGGTAAAGACTCCAGGTGGTAGTTCTAGCGGAACGCGACGGATTGCTTGTGGATTAGCAGAGCGCATAATCGCATCAGGACCGAGAGCAAGTTCTTGGACATCTTGCGGAATAGCAATCGGTGCTTGGATAGACTTTTCTGCTGCTTGAATTTGTAGAACGGCAAAGCGAGCGCGAGCAAGTTGCACAGCGAGAATATCATCAAACTGACCGCGTGCTTCACCGTCCAATGATGAGCGTACAGCAACACGTGCCATACATTTACCAACAGCATTAGGCAAGTTAGAAAGAATAAGGTTGTTGCGGTCTGGTACGTAGATAAGATCTTGGTCTTTATCGTGATAGCGAACCATCGTGATATATGGCGAGCCTGATGCGTACTGATTCTTTGCAACAATCTGGTTGTAGAACTCTGGGTATTGCATTGCCAAAGATTCAGCATCGGTATTGACTACCTGAGTGATAGAGATACAACGACCGAAGCGGTCAAGTTCAGGATAGACACCGAATGGATTGAGCAAGCGGATACGTGGATTGTTTGTTTCGTAATCCATCTCTACGATTGCTGGAAGCATACCGTAGGTGTTGAACCAGTCAGCGCCTGTATACATCTGAATCTGTAATTCAGACATTGAAACATAATAGTTGGCGATACGAGTTCTAGTATCTGCACTCTTGCGTGCTGAGTCTGAAACCATATTGGTAGCAGCACAGTTGAACGATGGCAGTGGTGCCATCACTTCTGCTAGATCGCGTGCGGCTACATCGACGAAGTTAGCAACCAAAGGCTTTGGGTACTCTTCAGAGAACATCGCAGGATAGACCTTGCTAATGTCTCCTTGACGTACTGATAGCACGTCGCGCATACGTTGGTCGCGTGCGGCATACTTCGTCTGTAGACGAGCAACCTTTGCGACTACCTCTTTGACTGATAACATCTAAATTCCTAACTAAGGGGAAAGTTACTTACGCTTTTTGCCGTACTTGAAAGTATATT